CCTTCATCCATATGGTATTTGGTCATTCCATGTAAAGCTCCGTTTGAGCCACCTCCACCAACAGTTCCTGAAATATCATAACTATCACATCCAAAAGATCCCATGTGTTCATTACCAGGATAATAAATTCCGTTTTTTGAATATTTTTTATTTTGCAAGGTTTTATTAGGTGTCCAAGAAACATAAAACCTTCCTGAATTATTTGGAGAAAAAACAACCTCAGTATCTTTTATTCCATTTTTCCAAGAAAATGAACCACGAGTTATAAATCTATCCTTAATCAAAGAATCATTATAATCTATTTGTTGATATATTTTTGTTAAATTAAATAAGGATTGTTTACTTTCATCTCTGAATGCATGAGACTCAGTTCTAGGAAATTGACGATAAAATTCATTTAAAGCATCGGCATCATTTTTTAAACTATCTACTTCTGCCTCCCAATAATCTATTGCTCCTTGAGTAATCATTTCGTTGTCTATACCTAATATTGGTTTGGTTGGTGTTCTTAAAACAGGCATTCCATAGATATCTATAAACCCTTCCATGTTATATTCCATTGGGATGAAAAGTGAATATAGTCCGCTTTTAGTTTGACCATTTGCATTTCTTTTTTCAACTTTTGAATCATAAAATAATTTTTTTCCATTTTCCCCTCCTTTTTCTAAAGCATTTGCTGTAGAACCCATCATGCATTTCCCAATAACTTTACTTCCTAAACGTAAACAAGTTTTTGTAACTCTCCAGTTATTTAAAATATTATTAGGTTTTTCCCATTTTTTAGATTCATCATGTACAAGAAGTTTTAATTTTTCTCCATCATAACTATTGTCTCCTGTGTTTCTCCAGTCAATAGAAGTATCTAATCCTTCAACAAGATCTTCTTCTTCTATATACATATTTTTTTTAGTAATTTTTGAAGCAGGAACTCTAAATGCTAATTCTGTTTTTGGTTTATCCATACCATCTTGAACAGGTTTAAAGAAAAAAGGATAATTCCTAACTATAGGAACAACTTTGTCTGTAAACATTTTTTTGGCATCTGCTCCTGTTTTAGATAATATACCCAATCTCGCATCTTTGCTAATAGTTCCAATATTGGCAGACTCTTCACTTGCCATATATGAAAATCCTGATCGTCTTATTTTTAAATAATCTTGACCAAAACATCTTTTATCTGCTTTACAAGCTTCCCAATGTAAGTAGAAAACTCTATTTGCATCTCTGTAATCTGGTAAACCAACATCAATTTTTGTCCATTGAAGATACATATAATGAGATCCAGTTATATATGTAGGAACACCATTATTCATAAACCAAAAACCTTCATCTCTTCTGTCAAATTCTTCTTCAATATAATCTACCCATTCATTTTTGAAATTTGAAGGAGTAGCGTGCCATTGAAATATAGATTGTATTTTTTGTAATTTTTTAGGATACTGAAAAGATTCCCAATACTGTTCTTTAATGTTTTTATTTCTTGAATAAATTTCTTTTGGCGGCTTAGGTAGCGCAATCTTTAAACCTTCTATTTCTATAATATCTTCAATTTCACCATTTTTAGAAATAACAACAAAATCATATTTAGCATCATATCCATATTTCCAAGACCTAGCCTTGTTCTTATTTGTTATGACTGTTTTTGGCACAAAGTTTTTTAAACTTTTGCATAAACTATTTTGATCTTCTTTCTGCAAATCCTTCTACTGATTTTTTTACTGTTGTGGAATCATTACCTTCAATTAAATTTTTTTCTAACTCTATTCTTGTCAATATTTCAAAGGCATCAAATATTGCTAATTTTTTTGTTGCTGCTGCATTTTTTAATTTATCTGCTGCAAGCTCATCGTCTTCACCATATTTAATTATTTGTTCTTCAGCAACTTTAATTAATTGTTTGACTGCTTTTTCACCAGCTACAATAATATCTAATTTTATTTGATTTACATTCATAATACTAAAGTTATATGTTTATCAAACATTCTGTAAAGTTTTTCTCCATCTACATTAAATTCATATTCACTATCAGGTTTAAAAGAAATTAAATCTCCTTTTTTTACGCCTTTTTTAATTAAATATTCATTTGGATATTTAATTATACCTTTTAAAGGTTCTTCATTTTGATTTGTTTTAATATAATAATTTTGTTTTTCAATAGGTTTTACCATACAATATTTAGAATGAGCTTTCCATTTATTATTTTTTTTGTACATAAAAAATTGATCATTATCAATAAAAAACAAATCATCTTTAAAAAAGCTTTTACCACTTCTTTCTTTTCCTTTTATATCGTTATAATATTTAAAAACATTATGATGCACTAAAAGTGTATCTCCTATTTCAATAGGTCCTGTATAATTAATTGGAGTTTCAACAACTTTAGCATATCTATTTGAAGATTTAAAATCTTCTTTTGAAGTGCTAGTTATAAAATTAACATCTCCTATTTTTTTTATACTATCATATCTTGCCCCATTTTTGGGTTTTACTATAAAATAAAAAGGTGATTTCATTTAAAAAATAAATTATATTCAATTGAAACAGGCATATTATTATTAAATTCTTTCCAAAGAAAAATTTCATTTTCTTTATTTTCTATGTATATTTTTATAGAATCAGTAGATTGAATTTTTTTAATTAAATAAATTGTGTAGTGACCATTTAATACCTCTTGATTAACAATATAATGCATTGCATTGTTTTTATAATCTTGTCCAATTGATATTTTTCTTATATCATTCATTTAATTAAATTTAATTTAACAAATATAATTTATTTTTAAGAGAATTTTTTGTAAAGTTTTTTATCTTTTTTTTACTTTTTCAATCGACCTTCCTCCGAAATAAGCTCCAATCACTGTTATTAAAACAAGCTGTAAAAGCTCTGTCCATTTTTCTTCAACTTCAAAAGCAATAAATCCACTATCTATAAAAACCATTATAACAGTAGAAACAACTAAAAATATAAGGGTAAGTGGGCGTACTGATTTAGTTAACCAGTTTCCATGTTGCAAATCTACCTTCCACCTTTCTGTAACATTTTTTTGCATATCAGCCTCTGCATCAATAAAGACCTTATCCATTTCTTGTTTTAACTTTGCACGCTCTTCTTTTGAAAAAGTATGTTTATCTATGATGCCAGATATTTTTCCTGCAATATCCGCACCAACACCTCCAAATAGTTTTGCTAAAATATTTTTCATTTTAATTCTTTTAATATTACATATATTTCTTCTAGTTCTTTTTCCATATACTCAATTCTTAAATCTTGTTTAGCATCGTCAGGCAAAGCCCCCATCTCACCTCTTGGCCATTTTATTCTAAACTCATCATTTAATGTTTGATTGTATTGTAATCTAGAAACGTCTCTATCAAGTTTTGCAATTTCAGCCGTAAGATTAAACCATATGCCTGCAATAGACACTATTCCAAAAACTATTCCTATTAATGTTTTTATGTCTAACTGAATTTGCGAAGTTTCTTTTAACGGCTCTGACATATTATGTAAACTGATTTTTTTTCTACACTTTTATTACCCATTTGTTATATCTATATATATTGTTTTTCCTTTATCTCTTACAGCTTTTAATATCCTGTTCCTGTTATCATCTTTGTTAACATACGATACATGAACCCAATCTGGGTTTTCTTCGTTTCCAAATTCGTAGATGAGTTGATCGAAGTCTAATTTTTCTTTTATAAAATTAAACATTTCTTTGTTTGTTTTATGACCATATATATCATCTATATCCATAGCTTGACCATAACAATGCTGGCTTGTTTGTTTACCATTTTTAGATGCACCACCAATAGCTTTATTAAGTGCCTCTGATCTATAAAAAGAATTAATCTTTATTGGACCATCAACCCATTTTCTAAGTGGCTCAAATATTTTTTCGGCAAGAATTTTCATGTTAGCTAGCGCTGTACCATTTGGTGTGTTAGCTATGCCTAGTCTTAATGCGGTAATAGATTTTGTAGCCTCTTTCTCTGATATGTGTTTACTTATCTTTTTTATCATTTTTTATTATTCTTTGAATTGTATATATAATAGTAGTTATTAATAAAATTATTTGTAACCACATTTCTACATTTGCAAAAGAGGTAAAAAAAGCTATTGTATTAAATAAGTATATTTTTAAATCAGTTTGTTCCATTTTTATTTATTTATATTCCACCACCATCTGTTATCGTCCAACCATAAGTATTGATTAATGTGTTTCTAGCTGCCTCTGCTGCTCCACCTAGTGTGTATTGAGCAGTACCAAAATTAAAGTTTGTTGAAGGTATAACTGCCTGTGCTGACCAACCAATAAGCAATGCATCATAATTAGCAGTTGACAATCCTGAAGTTGTAAAGAAATCATTACCTGCTGCTGTTGTTGTAAATCCTGTTGTATCCCAAGAAGATATGTCTTGGTCAAATGAAGCGCCACTAGCAAACATACCAAGGAAAGCATTAAATTTACTTGTATCCCAATTATTTAAAGGCTGATTAAAAACAGAATTTGCAAACATATAACCTACCTGAACAATACCTGACGCTCTAGTCATGTTCCAACTATTTAATGGTTGATTGAATGCGTTCATGTTTTGAAGCATATTACTAAAGTTTACACAACTAGAAACATCCCAAGCACTTATATCGCCATTAAAAACAGACGCTCCTTGAAACATAGCTGCCATACTAGTAACGTTACTAACATTCCAGTTATTTAAAGGCTGATTAAATAAAGTTGCGCTTTGAAACATCCCTTTCATATCAGTTACATTTGAAACATCCCAAGAGTTGATATTTTCATTAAATTTATTGTTTCTAAACATTTCTCTCATTGTAGTAACACTACTTGTATTCCAATTTGATATATTGTAAGTTTTAGCTGCTGTATAAACAAAAGCAAACATTCTGTACATATCCTGTACACTAGAAACATCCCAAGAACTTAAATCTTGTTCAAAAGCTGCAGCACTTTTAAACATCTGATTCATATTAGTAACATTACTCACATTCCAAGAACTTAAATCTTGATTAAATGAACTGGTGTTTTGAAACATTGTATTCATTAAAGTAACATTACTAACATTCCAATTATTTAAGGGTTGATTAAAATCACTAGCACCACCAAGCATATTAGCCGTATTAGTTGCACTACTAACATTCCAATTACCTATCGGTTGATTAAAATCTCTACTATTAAAAAACATATTACTAAAATTAGTAACATTACTAACATCCCAAGAACTTATATCGCTATTAAAAATAAAAGCATTTAAAAACATAGAAATCATACTAGTAGCACTAGAGGTGTTCCAACTACTTAAATCTTGATTAAAGACTCTTGCATTTTGAAACATAACACTAAAATTAGTTACACTAGAAACATCCCAAGCACTTATATCTCCATTAAATGTAGTTTTACCATTAAATGCC